ACTTCTAATACCTGCAATAATATTGTCATACTCTAGTGTCTTATCATCACTGAAACTGCCAATAGTATACTTCCAAATTAACCAGACTTTACCCTTCACAAGCTAAACAGCCTTCGTCGTCTATACTGTCAAATATGTACTGACGTAGCGCTTCATCGGAAACCGTCTCTGCGCGCTTTGATGCCTCACTTCTTAGATAGTATAAAGTTTTTACTTTCTTTTTCCATGCCATCATATGTATAGCGTGGAGTTCTTGTTTTGATACATTAGACGGAAAGAATATATTTAGAGACTGGCTCTGGCATATCTTCTCCTGTCTATCCGCTGCCATCTCGATAACCCAACGTTGGTCTATCTCTACAGCAGTCTTGAATACGTCCTTTGTATAGTCGTCGAGAAACTCTAAGTGTTGTACTGAGCCTCCGTTCGTAATAATACTTTTCCAAACGTCATCCGTGTCCTGCCCTATCTCTTGTAGAGCATGTTCTAAGTACTCGTTCTTCAGTAAGGAAGATCCAGATTTAGTTTTTTGAGTAAATGCGTTAGCCCTGTAAGGCTCAATACTGGGAGAAGTATTACCACAGATAATACTGCTGCTAGCATTAGGAGCCACAGCCAACAAATGAGCATTCCGAACCCCAGCACTAGCCCCATCAGGGCACGGGCCACGTTCCACAGCCAGTTCTCTTGTAGCATTTTCAGCCTCTCCTTTTATAAAGCCGAACATTTTATTGTTCCTGCTTTTTGCCATCGCACTCTCAAAAGGAATGTTGTGGCGTTGTAAATAAGCATGAAAGCCCATAGCCCCCAGACCTATACTTCTTTCTGCTTTTGCACTTGCTACTGCTCTATATAGCTGTGCAGGAGCAGCCTCGCAAAAATGAGTTATCACATTATCTAGCATTCTTACTAGATCATTTATAAACTGTGGATTATCTTTCCACTCATCATACTCTTCCAAGTTTACACTAGATAGACAACATACTGCTGTACGATTCGCGTTTGTTGCAAGCGTAATCTCAGAGCATAAGTTAGAGTGATTTACCTGCAGCCCTAAGTCTTTCTGGAACTGAGGTAACGCAGCTTGTACAGTGTCTTTAAACATAATGTACGGTTCGCCTGTCTCAACTCGGTTCTGTATGAGCTTCACCCATAGAGTTTTAGCAGACACAGTCTTAATAACTTTCTTACTATGTGGGTCAATCAAGTCCCAAGAGTCATCAAAGCCTTCTACTCGCGTAGCCTGCTCTATGATATCCATGAATCTATCATCAATAAGGACACCATGATGTAAATTAACTGATTTTCGGTTAACATCGCCGCCTGTAGGCTTGCGAACATCCAGAAACTCTTCAACTTCTGGATGTGATATGTCCAAATATGCTGCATAACTACCTCGTCTTGTGACTCCTTGAGAGAACGCTAACATCTCAGCGTCCACGACTTTCATGAATGGTATAACACCAGTACTTTCTGATCCATTAGAGGTTGTAGACCCTACTGAGCGTACAGCGCTCCAAGAGCCCCCAACGCCACCACCCACACTAGATAAGAAGGCATTCTCAGTGTAATGCCCGGTAAGTCCTTGTCTGCTGTCCTCAACATAATTAAGAAAGCAACTAATAGGCAGCCCACGGGATGTCCCACCATTAGAAAGTATAGGAGTAGAAAACATGAACCAAAGTTTACTAGCATAATCGTATAGCCTCTGTGCATGAGCATCATCATCTGAAAAAGCCTTAGCAGCTCTTGCAAACGCGTCTTGAGGAGAAGTTTCGCCCTCTATTAAGTACCTGTCTTGTAAAGTTTTATGACTGAACTCCGATAGATAATTATCTCTATCATAATTTATTAACACGCAAACCTCTCCTTTATCTCGGCAACATTATTTTTACCGATAGCTTCATCACAGTAAGTAATCAAATCCATTAATTCATAGTTCTGTAATATTTGTTCATAGTTCTCATTGAGAGACTCTATATATTTATACTTGCCTGCAATAGGTGCTGCGTCGTATATACTGAAGGCATCTCCATACTCTTTTATAAGTACATAAGCTCTCTTTGGGCCAATGCCAGGAATACCAGGGACGTTATCGCCCTTATCTCCGGTTAAGCACTTGAGAGAGATGAACTCCTCTGGAGTAACTTCATAATGATCGTACCAATTGTTTATAGTTACTTCTTTTCTATTTACATATGAGAACCTATTTACACCCTCTTGTATAAGCAAGTCCCAGTCTCTATCACTAGAGATTAACCACATATTCTCGAACCCAAACTCCTCTTTGTTCTTTACTAGATGTGCTGCTATATCATCAGCCTCTACTCCAGCGTATTGTAACACAGGCCACTCTATCATATCTAAAGTAGCTTGGTACTCTTCAAAGAACTCTTCAAACGCAATTTTTTCTTCTTCCGTTTGGGTTGCGTACTTCTCTTTTCTGTTCCCTTTATAGTCAGATCGTATGCCCTTTCTATAACTAGAAGCACCTCCGTCTGCTGTAATAATTATATCTTTACACTTGTATGAGTCAGCGAACGACTGTACTGTCTTAATATAGTCGTATCTAAAGTCTGACCTTCCTGCATGCTTCCAACGAAATGCTAAGTTAAGAGCGTCTACTACAAGTGTACCCGTCTTTCTCTGGTCGTTAAAACTAATTGCCATTTATGAATTCTACCTCTTCTTTATCTAACCACTCTTCTGCAAGAGAAACGTAGCAGTCCAAGTCACTTACATACAGATAAGATATATGTAGAGGACATACTGCCGTACCTACATATACCTTTGATCTGTTATACTTAAAGAAGAGAAGAGGCTTTTGGCCTCCTCCTTCTGCTTGTATAAGTAACTTTTTCCACCACTGGGTTAGATGGTTTGTCTTCTTTTGTGTAAGTATTTTATCAGTGAGTGGCGACTCAGCATAATTTTTTACCTCTATACAAAAGAAGTTTTTCTCATTTGGAACATACAAATCTCCTTTTAAGTACTCCAAAGCACCTGACATCGGTACTCTCTCGAACTGAAGATTAGTATGCTCTCGTAATAAGTCGCGTACTAGATACTCTCCTCTAGCTCCCTTTGCTCTACTATCAACCATTTTACTCCAATCTACTAATATTTTCTTCTTTCACTACTTCGATCTTATCGAGGAGTGGGTGAGTCCAACCGTGAGATACTATGTATGTGTTCAAATCTTCCTCGATAAGAACCTCTACCAGCTTCTCGCGACCCGTGTCGTCTAATACTGCAATAACTTCATCTAAGAAAAGTATGTTTAACTTAGACTTAGATATACTACTCATTAGCTTACGAATAGCTATAAGAGTCGCTGTGTTTACTCTAGCTAGCTCTCCTGAAGAAAGTGCGAGAATATCTACTATTTTGCCGTCGTCTGTGACTTGCACGTTTAGCTTATCATTTGATACTACAAACTCTAAAGTAAACCTACCATCAGATAGCTCTGCTAGATAAGTATTCGCCATTTCTTCTAATTCTTTTACAAGGTTTTCAATCTTGTAAGCAAGTAGTCCATTTGTACTAAATGCTTTCTTTAGTACATCCAAGTTAGAGGCGAGTCCTTGTTGTTTTTCAAGTACTTCCTGTAGCTCTGCTGACTGCTTTAGAAAGGAGTCTGTCTGCTCCTGTATTACTTGGATTCTGGTGTTATGCTTCGTTCTTTTTTCGTTTTCCTTTGCTGTGCTTTCCAACTGCTCCTTGCGTTGAAGTAACTCAGCTCGAACGCTCTCCAGCCGTAACTCAAGCTCGTTCTTGTCCAAGAGAGACGTAGGAAGATTCCTGTCCACACTCCGATAAATCTCTTTCCAATCTGCTTCAAGAGTTTGAAGACGCGTGAACTCATTATTATCTCTTTTAATGCTTTTAATTTCTGCTTCAATGTTCCCAATTTCTCTCTCCGATACTGATATCTTATCAGTTTCTTCCTTCTTTAGTTCCTCTACAAACGTACCGTCTACCGACTGCTCGCAAGTAGGGCAAGTATCCCCTAATTGGTTTAACTTTGTTAGAAGTCGTTTTGACCCCGCTGCGATTTGCGTAAAGTTTCCTACTTCTTCTTGTAGCGCATCATAAGACTTTCGTTCCGTTACTGAAGGATTTTGTATATCCTGTAAATCAATCTGCCCCAGTAGCTCAATTAATTGATTATTCTTAGAGATTTTTTTGTTCCGCTCTAAGATATTTTCAATTTCCTTCGTCAAGTGACGGAACTCTTTCTCTTCTTCTTCCGTGTTTATTCGTAAATCCAACATGGGAAGTATGTTACTATCACTCAATTTATTATCTGAGAGCCATTTTTGTACTGTATCAACGGCGGCTTGTGCTCCACTAATTTCTACTGTCAGCTTTCTAGACTCTTCTTTAAATACATCAAACAGCTCTACATACCCTTCAAGGTGTAATAGATCAATCAAGAACTTCTTACGGTTTGTATCCGTAGCAGTTAGAAACTGTAGGCTTGCATTTGTACTTTGATAAACCAACTGAGAGAAAGTCTTGAAGTCTACTCCAATTATCTCCTGTATTGTTTTATAGGTATTAGTAGCAGTGTGGCTGGATATATCCTCGCCATTCTTTTCTAGCTTTACCTTAACTGTAGTCTTTCTATCTATACTTACTGTGTAGCTGTCTGTATCCTTGGTGAACGTAAGTTTAATATTATAGCCGTCACCCTGATACCTGTTAGGAATGTCAGCTTTCTTTATACCCTTTGAGTTCTTATTATAGAGAGCTTCCTCAATGATTAGAGGTATTGACGACTTTCCAGTGCCATTTGTTCCTATAATCTGAGTTACAGTATTCTCATCAAGTAGTAACTCATTGTTAGAGCCGTAGCTAAAACAATTATTCCACTGTAGCTGTTTGAGAGTAATCATTATAAGTTCCTATAATACTTGATATCTTTTCATCTGGGAGTTCTAGAATGTAGGTTAAGTACTCTGCTAGCTCGTCTCCGACAGTCATGTCTTTAGTGAGAACAAGCGTTGCTTCCGTACTACGTTTTACTACTTTCTTATCTAACAACTCCGAGTTCTTAACTTTTGAAAGGTCTTGTATGTCGCCCTCCAATTCATATATTGTGTGATGATAGTCACTAGGTATCATATCATCTGGGTTTTGCACTGTCTTTCTTAACAGTTGTGGTAGCTCAAACCTCTCCCACATCCAAGACCAGTCTAAGTCATTTATTAGTAAATACCCTGTCTCTACTATGTTTCTATGAAACGAAGTAGTCATGGGACTTCCTGGGTACACAATGTTTTGCTGCGTATTACTATGAGCGTGTAAGTCTCCTGCAAATACTACAGGGAAGTCTTCAAATCTTTCTAGTTCAACTTCTGGCTTTACATGCGGTGGTATCTCTCCACGTACATGGGTAAACAGAGGCCACTGAGTATTGAAGGCTTCTATACTATTATTTCTATGTAAGTCTGCGTAAGGTAGAACATTGAACCCTCTATCTTTGTCCACATAGGACAAGTCTACAATGTGAATGAAAGGATTAATATCCCTACTCACTTGCTTTAGTTGACTAAAAAAGGTTTTGTTCTTCTTCGTGGCTTCGTGGTTCCCATCATAAATTAGAGTAGGTATTCCTACTTGCCTTATGAATGTGAAGTACAACTCCAACTCTTCCATAGTTGGAAGACGATCAAAGAGATCGCCCCCAATTATGTGCATACTACACTCGTTCTCTATCTCGTGAATTTGAGCAAAGAAAGACTCATATCTTTTCCTTGCCCAGTCAACTGGGACATTCTTCTGTCCCAGTTTCAAGTGCCAGTCTGCGGTGAATAGAATCATCCTACGTTGAATTCTGCTTCAAGAGTGTCATCAACTTCGGATGTACTAGCCTGTCGTACACGATCCAACAACTCTTTCTGAGCATCAGGAGTCGGGCGAGACATTACTTCGTCCATAGACTTGATCTCAGCTACTAGAGCCATGTCAGCATCGCTGAGAGCTTTGGGCTTGCACTTCAGAGCTTGAAGCTGGTACTCTACATTATAGGGCAGAGGGCCAGTCTTTACTCGCTTGAAGATAATATCCCAACCAGTAACTGGGTCAGTAGGGTCGCCGAGGTCTTCAGCGGCACTGATGATTGATTCCCAGAGCTTCTTCTTGAGATTCACAACTTTGATTTCGCCGTTGTCAATACACTGTGTAGCGTAGCTCCAGCCACACTTGAGGTCGGGATAGTACTCACGAACCCAATCTTTTTCTTGATTTGTAAAGGCTTCTGCATCTCGATCAAAAGACAGACACTCCAGAGGAATGTTCTTGTCGTTCTCACCTTTCACCCAGTACACATAGCGAGCGAGAATATCGCCACAAATACGCATGCGGTTGTCACCGTCTTTGTACTGAAAAGTACTGATGGAAGTTTTCTGTGCAGAACCTTTTTGTTTGTTAAATGATATAGCCATATCTAGTTTTTCTCCATTGGGACTTCTTCGTGAAGGAAATGGATATCATCACCTTCTAACCAAAGTAGTCTATTATTGTTTATAAAGATTTCAGGATCTAGTTGCAAGTGCAGTAGATCCAAGGTTATTTTACCTGACGCTTGATATTCGCCATATGAGCGTAAAGCTGCAAAAGCGATGTATATGCAAACATCTCGGTAAGAATATTTATACAGTTGGTACAGTAGAACGTCAGGGTGAACTAAGAAGCTCTGCCCAGAAAAATCTATGTTTGAGTACTTGTACACAGGGTCATACTTATTTAAAGGTAGCTCCTTGTCAACTAACATTTTGAACACTCGGATGATTTCGGGTGGATTCGCTTTGCAAGTTTTAAATACTTTATTCCAATTATATAAGAGCATATTATACCTTAAAATGTTACTAATGTCAAGAACTATTTTTTTATAGTTGGTTTATTTTATATCCCTCTTTGATATAGTACCCCATCCTATTGGAAGCTTGCCGACGTGCAGTATTCCCCTTTAAGTGTATATCTATTACTACAGGAGGTTTTTTACCCTCTTTCTTGCGTATGATACGCCCTATTAGCTGAGTGAGCAGAGGCTCGTTATTAACAGGAGTTGCTAGTATCAAACAGCTCAGGTTATCTACAGAGATACCTTCTGAGAATATAGCTTGAGTTCCGTATAGTACGTCCTTCCGTCCACTACGCATCTCATCTATCAGGGTCTCTCTATCTTCGTGTGCTACATCTCCAGTGACACAGATTGCTCTGTCTCCTGTCAGTTCTGCACATGCTTTTAGAAAATGCACACGGTCAGATACTACCAGAACCTTATGCCCCTTTGCAGCGTAGGCTGCCGCTATGAGAGATACACTGTGTCTATACTCTTCCTGGTTACACAGGTGAGTTACTTTGTTAGCCCAAGGAGTCCTCTGGCCATCCATGAACCGTATCTCCGAAGGGTATACAGTTATAGAAGGAACCATGTAGTTCTCCTTTGGTGGCTTAAAAACCTTACTTCCAAAGTAATCCCTGAATACAACATGCTTACCGTCCTTTCTCTCAATAGTTCCAGACAAGCCTATCTTATACCTAGCATAGTTTGTGTCTATCACTTTGGAAAATGTAGGAGAGGATACGTGATGCATCTCATCTAGTATGATAGTGCCGAACTGTTTGTTTATTTTCAGAATGTTTCTGTATAAACTTTGAGTATTCCCAATTACAATTGGAGCATCAATTTCAAACTTTCCACTGCCTATGATACCAGGAGTAATTCCATACACTTTTTGTACTTCCTTTGCCCACTGGTTTCTTAGAGGTACTGTGTGTACTATGATGAGTGTTTTCTGTCCCAGCTTACCAGCAATGGCAAGACCTGTAAAAGTCTTTCCCCAACTGACCCAAGCGTTTATTATACAGTTGTCTTCGAGTTCGTCGTAGACCTCTTGTTGGCTTGGTCGTAGGGGCAGCTTAAACTCTGGAAAGTCTACTGGTATATTGATACGCTTATCAACTACTTCGTAGTCAGAGGGTATCAGATCCGTTCTTCCTATTGGTATACTAACCAGCGTATCACGTACCCTTGCCATATTCTTTATGACAAAGGGAGGGTCTTTCGGATTGAACGAAGGAATAGTATAGGTAAGCTCTTTACTTAAAAACTCCTTATATTCCTGCGTTACCTCAAGGTAAATGCGATTGCTGATTAGTGCTTTCATTATTGTAAAATACCTTTTAATTTCCATGGTGTGAAGCATACACTACCTAAGCTAATATGGTCTGCTCCTACGTTTAGATACTCTTCAGCATCTTGCTTACACGTTACACCGCCACCTGCAATAACTTGCACATGGGGGTGTGTTTTCTTTATGTAAGATATTAACTTCATAGTGTAAGGTATAAGTACTTTACCACTAAGTCCTCCTTTTTCTGAGTCTAATGTGTTGCTTGCATGAATACTATTATACCCTGATTCTACTAATTTGTCAACAAGTTTCTCGTCCGCTGTAGGAGATATTTTAGCAATACACCACTTACGGTTTGCTTGTGTCCAAAGATCAAAGCCAGGGTACAACTGGTCTACTTGCTTACCTAGGTTAGGGCAACTAATGTTTATTTCAACACTAGTATACTCGTCTACAATACTGTGTAGCTGCGGCCAATCATCCTTCTCGATTGCTGCAAGACTCATTATATTATAGCCACGATGCTTCCTACACCCGTGGTCTACGCCTTTATTACGTAGACCTAGTTTATTCCTCCAACCTGTTCTAGTATAGCGTAGTGTTTTAACTATTTGCTTTACTAGCCCAGGCCGAGGAGCAAGCGTCCAACTGCCTGTAACGCTAGTTGTACTCTTTGTGTTTATATAGTTCCCAAAAGGGGCGGATATAAAATACACTACCTACATTCCTAAACGATTTTTAGCAGTTAAGTATTCTTTCACAAAGTCACTTCGCACAATATCCTGCACTTCGAAGTTAACCATATCAAAAGCGCCCATTGTTTCCAGTATCTTCAAGAATTCTTTTAATCCATTATTCTTCAGATCAGACTGTTCAAAGTCTCCACAGAAAATAACTCTACAGTACTTACCCACTCGGGTGATTATAGAATCTAACTCATGGAATGTCATATTCTGACACTCATCTATAAGTATAACAGAGTCCTTTAAAGTTATACCTCTTATGTAAGAAGTAGTCATAAAGTGTACTAGACCCTTAGTTTTAAGTATTTGGTACGCGTCTCCACGGTTAAATAGCTCGTTTGCAACTTCTTTATACGGTTCTTCATATACAGAGGCTTTCTCCTTCTCATTACCAGGAAGGAATCCAATGTCCCTTGTTGGTACTGCACTACGGATTAAGACTAAGTTACTATAATACCCTTTAATCATATCATCAAAAGCTAAGTAACAGGAGATAAAAGTCTTTCCTGTACCTGCGACCCCGTGGAGAACTAAGTTCTTCTCGGACTCAAATGCTATTAATTGATTCTTGGTTAAAGGCTCTATCTCTTCTAGCTGAAGACCTGAGCCGTTTAAAGTTTTACGCTTGTTACCCATATAATTCCTATACCTTTCTTCGAGTGTCCTTTATTTTTTCTTCGGCGTACTCGTACAACATCCAAGGTGCATCTCCTTGATGTAGTATTCCCGCCCATGACCTTCCCTCATAAGGAGGCCGTGGAATAGTAAAGGGAATAGTAACTTTATGCACCCACAATAAAGAAGCTACCTCTCTATGTTCAACCCTACGAATCTTGTAGTATTTTAACTTACAGAACTGGGTTTTCTCATATATGAAAGGCATGCCTCTTGAATCTATAAAAGTTTTGTTAGTTTGTTTTATAACCCCTACATGGTTAATAAGAGCTCGACTAAGACGCATTATATCCCTGAAGGGGGTCTGCAGTCTTCGTAAGCCTAGAGTTTCTCCTGGCTGATTAGTATCGTCTACTAACAGATCATCTACAAAAAGTAGCCCATCAGAATAAGTCCAGTTGTTTGACGGGATCTGATATACCGGGAAGGTTACGTGTTGTACATCCCTGTATGTAATGATCAATTAAAACTCCATTGTTGTAAATTTTTATATCTGTGGAACCGCTGTTGTCTAGTGCTTGAGCCATTCCGTATACGCTGCTGTTTAAACTATATGAGTAAGATAGGTCTTCCCCTGTCTTACTTGTCCACTTTATGCTATAAGTCATTGAACCCCCTAATTGGTCATTAGTACTGCGGTTTCCGTTAAAAGATATATAAAAGATAGCCCCATAAGGCACTTCACGAGCTGTGCAAGCCAGCCATGAAGGTTCATCTTAGTGCTTACCTCTGTAGTCTTTGATTGCAGCTTTAATTGCGTCTTCCGCAAGTACGCTACAATGTATCTTTACAGGAGGAAGGGCTAACTCTTCTACTATCTCTACATTTTTTATACTATTAGCAGACTCTAAAGTTCGCCCTTTAACCCACTCTGTTAGAAGAGAAGAAGACGCTATAGCACTACCACACCCATAGGTTTTGAACACTGCATCTGTAATGATACCGTCCTCCACTTCTATCTGTAATCTCATAACGTCACCACAGGCTGGTGCTCCCACCATACCTGTGCCAACCTTATCAGTAATCTCCATCTTACCCACATTACGTGGGTTTTGATAATGGTCGAGTACTTGTTTACTATAGCTCATCGTGACTACCGCTTTTCTTATGTTTATTCCAAGCAAGAAAGCCACAGATACGAAGCGCATAGTAGGCTAAGTAGTTTAACAACCTAAAGCCATTCACTTCTATACATATATCTCTAAACAACTGATCCATGTACTTCTGCTCTTGAGCATCTTCTACACGAAAATGACTATTACGCTTCTTTAACCTAGAGTACTTATACCCATAGTCATGCACAAGACCTCCCATCAATAGAACTCCTACGGGGGACAGCCAGATTGCAAGAAACTTAGGGACAGAAGCTCCGTCAAAAACAAAACCTTCAGGAACTACAAACTCATCATCATTAAGCGTATAGTTGAAGTCTTCTGCTAGCTCCCACTTTCTTGTTCCAGTTAACCACATCCAAATAGCACCCCAAAAGCCTTTCTCACCTGTTTTAATAGGCAAAGGTCTCATACTGGGCATATCCTCGTATGTGAAGTTAACTCTGTTTTCTCTTGGTCTTTTGTCAAATACATTGATTAAGAAGCCTGTTAGTACCAGTATAATTAATATAGTCCATTGCCAGAACGTACTAGCTAATGCCCAAAGTTCCTCCATATTGTTTCTCGAATTTACCCATAGAGTAGTCGTCTCCAACATCGAAGTCACAACCTACAGGTGCTCCAGGAATTGATATTCCTCTGTCCATTTGTATATATTGCTCTAATTGCTCACAATATCCATCTACCTCTGAGATTGGTACTTCTGCCAATATCGAGTCGTGCACTAAAGCAAAGATTCTTGCCTTAGACTTAGTGGCTTTTAGGTATGCTTGCATATCTATAGCCCCAAGAAGGTTAATGTCACTAGCAGTAGACTGCACCAGAAAGTTAAGACCAGAACGAATGCTATGACTTTTGATGCCCGCGTCTGAGGACTTGACATTTGGTAGTCTCCTTTTTCGACCAAAGAAACTATATACAAAGCCATTCTGCTCTATAAATTTATGATTATTCTGTATCCAGTTCTTTAGTTGAAAGAAAGACTGAAAGTAATCATCAATAACTTCTTTTGCCTCTTGCTGGCTAAAATAAGAGCCAGAGTCTTTTGTGACTTGCTCACTGATCTTCTTAGGGCCAGCGCCGTACATAATACCAAAGGTAACAGCTTTAGCAGCCTGTCGTTCCTTTGAAAATAAACTTGCAACGTCCTCTACCTCACAGTTTAGTTTGAATACTGTCTTCGCAATTGAACTATGAAAGTTACCGCCTGAGCGAAATACTTCTATAAGAGCCTTGTCCTCTGCGAGAACTGCAGCTACATATACTTCTGCAGTTGTTAAGTCCATTGCTACTATCTTGTGACCTTCCGCAGCTCTGATACAACCTTTTACAATAGGGTTATCCCTAGGTAGTTGTTGCATATTAAGTTTACCACTAGAGCTAAGACGGCCACTAGTAGTACTGTGGAGATTGAAGCCTGTGCGTAACCGACTATCTCTATCCAGCTGCGGTATGATTTTGTCCAAGTAAGTATTCTTAATTTTGGATCGTTGACGTATGTTAAGGATAAGTCCAGGAACTTCAGATTGGGATGCAAGTTCTCCGAGTACTTCTGCATCCGTTGAGTTAGCTCCTGTTCCTGTTTTCTTACCAGTAGGACGTAGACCGAGAAAATCAAAAAGGAGGCTACGAAGCTGGACAGTGCTGTTAGGATTAAAATCTTTTCCATTTATCTTCTCGAATTTGTTAATTGCAGGGTCACTATACAGTGTACTAATAGCTTCATCAATCTGCGTTTGCATAAGGTCTTGAGAGACCTGAAGCCTCTCCCTGTCAAAGGGTACGCCATTATCTTGTACACTTATAAGAAACCTAGTACCTGGAATAAGTAAGTTGTCATATACTTTTTTGAGCTTTGGGTTCTGCTTAATTTTTACGAACTTCTCAAAAAGAATGAACGTACATAAAGCATCCATAGCCGCATATGTTTTCATCACATCAAAAGGAATAGACGCCCACTGGAAGTCAGCCTTTAGTATGCCATGCTCTTTTCTATAGTTATCCATCCACTCGTACATTGGCTTCTCGTAGTCGCCATAGACTGTATACTTAATAGACAGAGGCTTAAGGCCGTGCCCTCCAGGGTTCTCGTCTATGAGGTAATGGAGCAGCATTGTGTCTTCTATAGATGGAAAGTTAAAGTTAAAATGGTACTCAAAGAACGCTACGTCAAACTTTGCGTTATGGAATATTACTGTCTTTTTCGTAAATAGTTCTTGCAGTAACGCTTCAGTAGTCTCATCAAAGCACTCGGTATTAATATAAGCACCTTGGACACCATCAAAACATAATGATATACCGAGTATATGACCGTCCCTAGGATATAACCCAGTCGTCTCCGAATCGAGCGCCACATAAGTAGTTTCATGGTCAATAGCCGCTTGTATAAAGCGATTACACTGGGTAGTATCTTCGATTCCGATAGCAACTGTTTCATCTATTATTACCTCCTCGACTAAGCCTTTAATATGGTTAATGATACTTTCTTTAGAAGTCTCCCACGTCTTACGAGCCTCAGGTTTGAATGTGAGCATCGCAGGGTTAATTACAGGTAAAAATTTCTTTTCTACTTTCTTGCCGGAGTACTCCGTCACTGAATTAATTTTGGTAAAGTACTTAAGCGCGTCACTACCTACTAGTATAACCCAGTCGTAGTGGTCTGTGTTTATATCAATATCACAGTCTCGTTTTAGTACTTTCTTGATAGTTGGATCAGAGCATAGCTGATATTGATCAAAGTCGAACTCGTCATCGAATTCTCGTCTGTAATCAGTTCTACCCTTTTTAGTTTCTACTAAGGCAACTCTAGCCATATAACTTCCTCTTTAATTTATCTACTGAAGTTTGAGTAAGTGCACCAGGATCAGTATCCTTGAAGTGGATATTCCTAGCTACGAGACCAGATTTCTCACACTCACTCTTTAATTTCTCTGCCGCTGTCTGACCTGCGTCGTCCCCGTCAAAGAATATTTCTACATACTCTGCGCCTTGTACACGCAGCATTGAGAGCTTACTCTCATTATAATTGTTCGTTCCAAAACAACATACAGCATTAGTCAAACCTTTATCGTGCAAGTTTATCATATCGTAGATACCTTCTACAAGTATAACAGAGCTTTGTATAAACTCCACTATAGGAAAGAAAGGTAGTCTAGCCCCAGGGGGAGTAAACTTGTACTTAGGTATACCATTACCAGTATGCCTACCTTGAAACGCAACTATATTACCTGATATATCCCGTATGGGAAATACTATTCTACCTACATAATCTGCCGCAGCGTGCTGGAAGGCCTCAAACTTCCTATAAGTTTCTGGACGTATACCTCTCCAGTTTCCTACATACGGCAAAGTATTTTGGGGAAAGGACAAACCAACACTTTCGGAGCGCTTTTGTGTAAGCTTCTTCTTAAAAAGGTCTCTCTGTTGTTGTAGCTGATTTGCCCTTTCCCCAAAATGATTAAATAAGTTACCCTTAAATCCACACGAAAAGCACTGAAAGATACCAGTAATCTGATCAATCCGCATACTAGGATTTCTATCCTCATGCTCAGGGCTTAGACACTTTACTAGAAAGTCTGCACCCTTCTGCATAAAGTATACATCATGCTCTTTTAATATTCTTTCTATATCCATTAGTCTCTTTCGTGTGGCTTATAATCTGATTCTTCTTCTTGACCGTCGAAGTTAAGGTCAAGCATCTCTCTTACTTTCCTTCTGTAGTCAGCTCCTTGTATCTTATCTAACCATTGAAGAATCTCCTTGGTCTCGTCTTCCATTGTATCAGTCCCAAAACTTAGTAGTTTCTTCTACCATTTTAGGTAGACAGTATGATGTTACGTTGCGTTGATAATTATAGTAACGATGCTCATCTTCATCACTGTCGCCAGTGCCTATTTTATAGGAGAAGTAGTTGCACCTGTCTATATCTCTGAAGTACATATCTTCAGTATCTTGGGCAACCCCCTCCACAATAACTACTAGCAGGAAAGCCATTAACACTTTACTTTCCTATGTTTACGATATCGTCCTTGGCTATGACTTGATAAGCTCCCTTGTTATAAGCGGGGGCTATAGTATATTCAGCGGATATCTCTTGCTTGTACGTCTCGTCTTTAGCTGGTTTATAGGGGGTCATCGGAGCAGACGGATACTGTTTAGTTTCTCGTCGTACCGGTTCCTCTCTATTGAGGGTATAGAACTGTACTTTCTGTACTTGTTTCGCTCTGGAAATTTGTTTACGTTTTCTACCACTGAATGTATGTTTCATACTCCCTCTGATTATAGCCATGCCAGCTCCGTTGAATTTGAAAGTATATTATACTCGATTTTAAGGTGACTGTCAAGATATATTTTAGAGATCGTCTATGTCTTCTCCAGTTTTTTGGTCGTTATCCTCTTTCTCTGTCGGAGTCAAAGCTGACTCAGGGCCAATCTTAAGAGTCTCCCAGTCCATTGTAGAAGTAAAAGAACGCATAGCGGCTGCTCTCATCTTTACGCAAGTAAACGTCATACAACCATCTTCTTGGCTCCAAGGTTCCATAGAGTACGCTGCATCAGCAGCATCAAGAATACCTTTTGCGAATCGAGCTTCACCGCTAGCGTCTGTCTGATAGGGCGAGAATATTGGGGTTTCAAATTCCTGCGCCATACTCTTCAAAGCCTTGCTAACTTCTATTTGTTCTGTCCAGTCATACTGCCCTCCACGAGAAGGCATACTAGACCGCTTAACTTGATTGATGTAGTCAACGATTACTACGCCAACGTCCATCTTACTTTTGACTTTCTTATCAAGTTCGGCTCTTATCTTAGAGACAGTAAGAGAGGGGTCATAAACCACGTCCAACTGTTGAGTGGGGTGTAACTCGCAAGTAGACTTTAGTTTATCGTGGAACTGCTCAAAGTTTCGGTGTTCTTGATACTCTGCCAGTCGCTCTTGACTGTCTTGATATCGGCCGGCCCACCAACTAGCAACCTTCTCCCATTCCGTTACGTTAAGATTTTTAGCGCGTAGGCGTGAGAAAGGTATCTCAGTTGCAATAGAACAACACCTCTGAAGGATTGCTCGACTGTCCATCTCAATAGTGAAATAGATTGCAGACTTACCAGATTCATAGACATTATTAGCAATGTTTGAACAAGTAATAGATTTCCCTGCCCCTCGGCGACCGCCTACAAGAATCAAGTCTCGGGGGGAGAACGAGATTTCGTAGTCATTATCGGTATTTAAGCCGAGAGGTAGGTACTTTCCTAACTCCTCATCAGGTTCGAACAAGGGAATACGTTGCATACTCTCTTGAGGTTCTTGAAGCTCTACTTTTTCTTCGATATCAAGAACGATCTGATGTAGGTGTGCTACTGACTCCTCTGCATCCTCAAAGGATATAGAGTGGTCAACATAGTCCTCAAGTGAATTCAGTATCTCTTTCTGAGTGTACTCATTCTTTAGGTACTGTAAGAGCATGTACGCATCAGCATCTACTTCCACTGCGTCAACAGCAAAGAGTAGTTCCTTAGTCGCACCGTCTCTTAGTTCAAACTTGAGGTCTTCAAACGTAGGGAGTTCATGGAATTTTTCACAGTGCTTGTCTATCTCAGAAAACAATCTGTGATAGGCTGAAGGCAAGTAGTGCTTACGCACGGATGACCAAGACTCGAAGTCTCGCGCATCCAAAACTTGCTTTATAAAAGCACTAGCTATATTCAATGAATCCCCCGAATGAAAAAATGCAGCCAGAACAACCCCTTGCCCTGACTACACAGATTTTTAACTACTTACTAGGAAGCAGCTTTCTCTTTCTTTGCAGCCCCATCATAATCTGACGCTGTCAGACCACGACGAGTCAACATAGTTTTGACGCCTCTGGCAGTCTTACCGATTTGCTCTGCAATCGACTCAACTGTCATGTCAGATACATCACCGAGGTCGGCCAAAGGATCATCCTTAGCTGAGCCTTTAGTGAATTCCTGACGGGGAATGGCCTCAATTTCGCCAGAACGAAGAAGGCTGAGCGCCTTGCCTCGAACACTGTTTACAGTACGGTCTAAGGACTCTGCAATTGCTTCCACAAATGCGCCATCATTAACCATAGATACGAAGGTCTTCTCTTCCGCTGGGGAATAAGTCCTTACAGTCTCCACTTTGGGAGCTGGCTTAACGTGGTCAGTAAGTTCCATAGAAAGAATCTTACCTTGGATAGACTTAGGACTAAAAGCCCCGTCTTCAAAGTGAGATGCGATCTCTGCGTAGGTGTACTCGCCGCTGTTGTCTTCGACAAAAGACGAGAGAGTAGCTTCTTGAGACTCGCTGAAAGCGCGTGTGGCTTTCGCAGAGGCAAGCTCTACTTCGAATCCCATTTTACGCAGTTTACTAGAAACTGACCGTGTTGTTGTTTCAAGCTGTTCTGCGGCTTCTGCTACAGAGGCTTGAGAGACAGGTGTCTCATCGCCGACAAAATTAGTAAGCGTGTCGGTACGCTCATCAGTCCACTTAGGCAGTGTTGCCATTGGTTGCTTCTCCTAAAAAGTTTAATAGATTGGTTACTATTGTTATGCCAGAGTCTCTGGCTTTCTTTGTTTTTGCACTCTCTATGCCACTCTCATTCACTAGAATGGTTACATCCTTGGTTACGCTGCTTTTGACATCATAACCGTGTAAGCAGAGAGCGGCTGTTGCAGCGTTCTTAGTAGGAAAACTTTTCAGCTTACCACTAATACATACTGTACCGTGTGCCTCCTGTTGTGGAGCTTTCTGCTCAAACTCAAAAGAAAACGGTAGCTTTCCTACATCACCGAAGAGCCACTCGTCTTCTAACCAATCCATCAAACTTTCAGTTGTCTTAGCGCCCAGACCTGCTTCTTGACATTTGTCTGGTGTAATCTCAGCGATACTGAGTACAGTTGCAGACAATTTCTCTGTTGCAGTCTTTCCTACTAAGGGTATACTGAAAGCGGGTAGTAATTGGTTTAGTGTTGCTTTCTTACTATTATCAATCTCAATGAGTAGCTTCTCTGTAAGAGGCTTAGAAGATAAGGCTAGCATAGTAAGATCATAGTCAAGCGAGTAAATTTCATGTATAGACGAAAGATGCAGCTTTTCTATAGTCTTCGGGCCTAGCCCTTTGATCTTCAAGGTCTTAGCAAAATGCTCTATCTGTTTACTAATCTGAGCAGGGCAGTATGGCTCATTACAGAATAGTAAATCATTTCTCCACACAAGGACAGTACCGCATGAACCACAAATAGTGGGGGCTAGTATCGCTTGCATTGGGACTCCTCTTGAATTGAAAGTATATTATATAGAATTTTGACGTTATTGTCAAGAACTATTTTTAGTTAAGTCGTCGTACTATACGAGGGATAATTTCACCACTGCGTATGACCTCGACTTCGCAACCAATTTCTAAGCCTAGCTCGTTGATATATTCCATATTATGCAACGTAGCTCTAGAAACTTTTGCTTCACCTATCATAATAGGCTCTAGGTGAGCTACTGGAGTGACTACCCCAGACTTACCAGTCTGCCATACAACATCCAATAGAGTAGTAGTTACTCCGGCTTTCTGCTCTTTGAGAGCTATCGAACCCCGTGGGTGGTGTGCAGTAAATCCTGCATCTTCCCATTCTTTTAGACTATCAAGTCTGTAGACTAGGCCATCCGTGGGGAACTCATCCGCATTGGTATCAATGAACGTAATGTCCGTATGGAATCCAAGAGTGTAACAAAAGTTCAGTTTATCACTCCAGTACTTAAAGTCATAGTTTGGTCGCATATCATGCACTACAAAGAATAAGTTAGGTACTCGTTGCTTGAACTCTTCTACACTTTTGAGGTTTAACGCACCTGCTGCAAAGTTTCTTGCATTCGGAATACTACTGGGCGCTACGACTTCACCATCAATCTGACAGAGAGACTCGAAGTCGATTCGCTTAGGTACTAGATGACATACATTTGCTGTTATGTCCACACCTCGCACTCCATCGCCACGGCTAGTAGCTCGAACGAGTACTCCATTGTTATAAACAAGAGATATAGCAGCACCGTCTAGCTTAGGTGTCTCTACAACTTCTTTATCCTCCATCCAGTCCCAGACTTCTTGCTCTGAGAAAGATTTTTGAAGGGAGAACAATTGATAGAGATGCCTAACACTCTCTTTAGGAGTGTAGCCTACGGTCTGATTGTCATCAAGAAGATCCCACTCATAGTCATCGAGAGGGCTTGTGCCTTCTTCGTAGTAGAGTTTTGCTATCTTATTGCGGTAGTCTTCACCGATGTCGCTCATTTGTTCTTTCTCTCATTTATTTAAAGATATTATACAGAAGAATAGGGAAAAAGTCAAGAACTATTTCGAACTATCTTCCGGATAAATCTCTCTAATGAGATCACCGAAGTTTTCTTCAATGATTTGGCGAGACTCGGCTAACGATATTATTTCTGTTAAAGCGCGGAATAGCTCTTTAGAATTGTTGAAGTCAAGAGGGAAAGCTATTCCTTTCGGAGTAGGCTTCCATTCCTCTGTAAAGTCCATGTAGTACTTACGAACGTGTAGATATTCTACCCCCCGAAAGGTATTAACAGTGACTCTAACTTGCTCCTGTTTCACCTCATCATAATGAATTACATGCTCATATACCTCAACAGGCTCTGTTAAGTCAATCATATGTCGTTCTTTAAGATGGATGATAAAGGTACTACGCTTGTGATATTAAAAGGTTTCAACAGACGGTATGAGTCTGTATCCCAACAGAACAGTAGTAACGTACTGCTGGATTCTTTCGCTCTATTTTTCTTGCTCTGAATATAAGGCGTACTAAAGTCCAACGTGCAAACATTGTACTTTAGTTTTTTTGAGTTCTCACTACGATAAGTAATGATAGCGTCGCCATACTCCGTCACAAGAGAGGCTAGTTCTTCCTTTTTCACTAAGACTCCTTAGGTTTAGGTGGGTAAAATCTTTTACATTCCTATACTCTAAAGGGTGGTAGTGCCCCCGAAGGGGCGGGTGGTACTAGTCTGTGATTAGTGTGGTGAAGTACTGTGCAGCTTTGCCAGTCAACTTGGATACGATATCCATGTCTACTTCTTTCTCTGCGGCTCTAATAGCTTCTACAAGTGCGTCCTGAGCGTCTTGCTTAGATACTCTTGTACTAGGGGCTTTAGCGTTACCACCAGAGGCTGCTGCGGCTGGAGCTTTCTTGATATAGACACCAGCTTTGCTAAGAATCATGCGAACCCCGTTAGGGCTTTCATTTAACTCATCAGCTATATCTTTTACAATCTCCATTGAATTCTCGGAGGTTGGGTTCTCTGCTTCGTACATTTCTACTGCTTGTGCTTTCTTGTCGTCGTCCCACGCCATTCTGCGGTTCCTTGTTTTAGTTTTCATTCCTGGGCAAGTGCCCAGCTTGTCTAGTTGCTGTTGGTAAAATCGGTCGCCCATCGGTTTCCTTAAATTTGAAATGATATTATATCGCGAAATAACATTTCTGTCAAGAATTATTTTTAGGTAAGTTCAAGAACTACTTCTTCAGCTAGCTCTTTTGCTAAGGCATTCTGTTCTTTTGTTGGCAGTGTTGCGAAAAACACACCTTTATCTAATCTATCACTTTTATCCCATACAAACCAAGCATACTCAGTAGCATCTGTGCCTTTACCTGTAAAACTAGGTCTTTTACTAAGGATGTGTAAGGCTGTAGGAGTATTTTCTTTCCACCAAGGATGTCTAGTTATACTACCTAAATAGTTTAGTCTTAGTAGCATTATACAAGTGTTTGAAAGAGTAATAGAGTGATCTATAAACTCCTTAGCCAGACTAAAAGGTGGGTTCGTGAGTATTAGGTCTACTTTGTCTGTGTAGTCAAAGAAGTCTTTATCCTCCATAATCTCCGAATAAGTACAAGGGATTCCTTGCTCCTCTTCCAAGAAGAATTGTATTCTACCATCACCTCTACACGGCTCATGGGCAGACGAGAACATAGACCAATCGATGTCTAAGTTCTCGTAGCACCAAGGCGGTGTAGGGTAAAAGTCTGTTTTATTTAGCCGCTGTCCCGCTTTCTGTCTGCTCATATAGTATATTTTCCTCACTTTGTAAAATATATTATACACGGATCTAAGATCGATGTCAAGAATTATTTTTAGGAAGTCTGTTATAATTCCTAAGTACTTTTTCACAATGTACCAGATAGTCCTCCATCTGCATTGAAGACTTTGACTGATTACACTCTTTATGGGTACAGCTAGTATTTTCTAAATGGTTTCCCGCTGAAGGATCTATATGATCCATCTGCCATATGCTATGTACAACATTTAGCTGCTCTCCACAAATAGTACAGTCTAAGTCATAAGTATCCGGATTGTATCCTTGTGTATCTTCCCATAATTTTAATACGTCTTTTGCGTAAAAAGTACCCTCATCTATTTTCATACTTTTTTTCCCTGTTCCTTTTGCGTGAAATTTAGAAATTCTACCATTTATTACCCATAAAATAGCTGGTTCAATAGAGGCAAATCTGATTCTGGTGCCTCGGTTATGGTGCTCGTATTGCTCCCAGATCGAACGTCCTTGCTCTATTCTTGGCTGTTTCAGTTTAAATTTATCTAAACGTTTTCCTACTATAACAATCGGGCTTTCTTTTCTAAGCCTTGCAGCTCGGGCCTTATTTTGCTCACGGGCATAATCGCCTTTCATCCAGTAATAGAAAGTTGCTTTAGCGGGAGAGTTTCCATACTCTGCTACCATAATAGCTCTGGCTTGCGCTCCTGTTCCTGGTATTCCTGCGTCTATAACATTTTTCCAATAAAAATCTTTCACTTCTTGTGGGTAACTAGATCCTTGCATTTGCTTTTCCTTTTATAGTAGCCAATCAAACATATGTGACTGGTGCATATCAAATAAAATTTCTGCTATATGAAGCCCCACCTCTAAGTACAGGAGCATCAATATTGTTTTTATGATTCTAAACTCTTCCATTCTACCCTTTATATCTTGCTTAAGTTAACTCCATGCTCCTCTAAGTGAGAAAGCCTCCCTAGCTCACAGGCTAGTACATATGCGTAAAAGCCGCCTACAGTTTCCTCTGATTTCTCTAGGATATATACTCTGTAGCCTTTGCTTTCATACTTGTTCTTTACTTCTACTTCCTCATCTACTATTGCGGGAGCGTGGTAGGCTGCTGACCATACTTTTTCTCCAGCAAAGAACTCTGTAGAAACACAACTATCGGGGATGATAGAAGGCTCTGTACGCTCTTCTACGCTCACAGGTCGTTGTGGTACTCCTACTCTATCGAGTATGGCACGCACAAACCCAGACGACCGATACAACCCCGCTGCTATTTGGGAGATAGAGTCTCCTTGCAAATAGTTTGTTATAGCTTCAGTTATCTCGTATGTCTGAGCTTTCTTACCTTTGTTTGTAGCCTTTCGTTCTGCTACATACTGCTTACGTTCTTGGTACTCTGCTATGATCTTATTTAATCTCGTAGTATTGTACGAGATGTTTAGCATTTCACATGCTTCCTTTTTCGTGATGGCTTTCTCTTGTGAGAGCAGCTCTATTACTTTCTCTATGTTTGTGTTCGTTAGGTTCTCGTAGTCCTTCTTCTTCACTCTCGCCAATTAATTCATCCTCCAATTTAAACATTAAACAACATATAGCATGTGCTAGGTGAGACAGTCCTGTCTCTTCATCTGCGTCTTCCCCATCTATGTGAGCGAATATGTGACGCAACGCTGCACTACTGTATCGGTTCTGTAAATCATCTACTTTCCTCCAGTTATGAGGGTCGTATTTTTCTGCTCCAAATGTAAGTACTTTTCCTACTTCATTTATAGACTTAGGCGGAAGCAGATACAGTTTAGGTTTACCACTATCGTACTTCTTACCGTGTGATTCTTTGCTCATACTCTGCCTCTTCTTCAGACCACCAAGGTGGCTTATCCCTATACTTCCAGGAAGCAAAGGTCGCTTTATCTTTATGGTAAAACTTTCTATATGCTTCTACTGTGTCTTCTCCTTTGAGTTCATCGGGCATGGCTTGTGCAAAATCAGTGAGTCCGTCTCGTGGTAAGGATACGGGTTCAGGTAAGTTAAGTATAACTTCATGCACGCTTTTGTGCGATTTGCCGTATCTATATCTGTACTCTTCATTAAGGGAAAGTGCATAGCCGAATAACCACTCGTAGTTATCCAGAGTAGCTCTAGCCCAAATGGTACAAGGGTGATTGTACATAGTAGGTAAATAAGGAAAGTCTCGGACAGGATTTTTCTTGGCTTCTTTAATGACTGCCCACTCTTCTTTTGTAAGTTTTTGTGGAACATGCCCAAGGTATTTCTCTATCCAATGATTTGTGCAAAGCATCTGTGCCGCTTCTAGTGGCATTTTTACAATATGCTTATCAACATGATACTCCGCACATCTGTCTAAGTTTTTGTCTAGTATAAAAATATTCATGGGCGTATTATACTCACATTCAGTAAATATGTCAAGAATTATTTAGTCCTTCTGTTATATAATATTTGCTAGGGTATCGGCTAAGTTTCTGAACCATTTTCTATCCCGTCCCTTGGTTGTTTCCGCAGCAGTACCTAACCTAATACCACTTGTCTCTACAAAGCTTCTCGGGTCGTTTGGAATGCCGTTCTTGTTTACAGTAATACCTTTAGCCTCTAGTGCATTCGCTGCGTCTTTGCCGCTTATATTTCTATTGGTTAAATCAAGTAGTATTATATGTGAATCGGTTCCGCCGGTTAAACAAGTAAACCCATTTGCAGTAAGCCGATCTGAGAACGCTGTAGCGTTTAGAACTACGTTAATTGCATACTTAGTAAATGAACTATCAATTGCTTCTATAAAACATTGTGCTTTTGCGGCAATTGTATTCATTAGAGGCCCACCCTGTGTACCTGGGAAGATTGCACTGTTAATACGTTTAGAGTACTCAGGATTGTTCCAAAGTATAATACCGCCTCTAGGCCCACGCAATGTCTTATGTGTTGTACTTGTCACTACATCCGCGTAAGGCATCGGGTTAGGGTAAGCCTTCCCAGCAATAAGCCCACTATAGTGTGCCATATCGACCAGCAACAAGGCTCCTACTTCATCTGCAATATCTCTAAACTTCTCCCAATCTATTACTCTCGGATACGCACTTGCACCAGCAATAATCATCTTAGGCTGTACTGCAATTGCTTTGTAAAGTATATCGTTATAGTCTAGGTAGCCAGAATCGTTTACACCATAAGAGTATGCATTGTATAGCTTTCCTGAGATGTTGGGCGGGCTACCGTGTGACAAATGTCCACCACTTGCTAAGTCCATACCGAGAATTGTATCTCCCGGCTCTAGGAATGCTTGGTACACTGCCGTGTTTGCATTAGCCCCGCTATGAGGCTGTACGTTTGCATACTCAGCTCCGTATAGTTTACATACTGTATCTATTGCGAGCTGCTCGATGTCATCCATGTTCCCGCAACCATTGTAGTAGCGTTTGCCTGGATAACCTTCTGCATACTTATTCGTAAACACACTACCACATAGGTACATTACTGCATCACTTGCATAGTTCTCACTTGCTATAAGCTCTATTGTAGTGTTTTGCCTATGTATCTCTTTGTCTAGTATTTCCCTTATTCTTTTGTCTAACAAACTAAGCCTCGAACGCTTTTATTACACTTGGAAAGTGTGTTCCTATTATGTCCCAGCACAGTTCTGCTATCTCCTGGTGCTCCTTCTGTGTGCCGTTTGCCATACGCAATTGGCAGTAGTGTATCCAACTACGTAGAGTTCCGGCCATGTACAGTGTAGTACCTGTTAGCCCTTCGGGAAGAGCTGCTCGTGCTTGCTCCTTTGCAATGCCACGTCCCAAAGCCCACTCGTACACTTCTCTTGACTTCCGCAGAACTTCCTGCTGCTTCAAGTACCAAAGGTCGGCCAGCTTCTTAGACTCTATGTTAGAGATGTCAATTTCTATACTGTTCTGCCGGTTCTTAGGGTCTTGCAGTCTTGTCTCCCTTGTCTGAAATGTGTCCGACACTGCATACCGTTGGCTGAACTCCTGATAGGAAAAGCTACGGTGACGTACTATCTGATGGGAGATGTCTCTGGTTGTCTGGATCTCCATAGTAATAGATACCATTTCGAAGGGACTCCAGTGGTCATTCTTGATTAGGTACTTGAGCAACCCCGCTGCGGTTTTAGAATTATTCTGATTTCCAGGGTTACTTACTCTAGCACAGTAGGCTACAAACTCGTCTGCTCCATGTGTTCCTGTACTTGCTGATGGTGTACTTAAAGAAACTAATTGTACTTTCACTTAGGCTATATTCTCCATTCTAATCATTAATCTTTCAGCGCGATTCGTGACTTGCTTATGCCAACGTGAATCTCGCCCCTCTACTGCTGCTTGTTTCCAATCTTGTTCATACAACGCCCGACTGAAGTTCTTGAACTTCGACAGGCGAGGCCTGCCCATGTTGAACATCATATTAATCAGTATCTCTCGCACTTCCTGTGGTGCGCTATCGAACCAAGGATAGAGAATAAGGCACTCATCAGACGCTGTCTGTAAGTCCTGCTCTAAACATTCCTCGACTCTTTCCTTAGATACACTAGCCCCTATGTCCATATGGAACTCTGGGTCTGTCCTTAGTATAAGGTGTCCAACCCCGAAAGTGGGGTAGCCCAGATGATCCTTGTAGATTTCATACACTACACCTTCATCTGAGGTGATTTGAGCTTTTAAGTTTT